ATGACAACTTTAAAAATAAGTCTTTTGCGATTGTACCTGAACAAGAAGGGTTGCAATATAAAGAACAAACTTTATCACAAGCTGCGAATAGTGTTGATGATGTAGAAAAAGTAGGTAAACAATTCCTAAATCATTGCGCTACTAAATTTGGTATTCCTATTCAGTTACTTACGGGAGATATTGCTGAAGTAGAACAAAATACAAAGCGATTTATTAGAATGACAATTAAGCCATTATTAAACCTCATAGTAACTGAACTAAATGCAAAATTGTTTGATAAAGAAGAGTATTTAAATGATTCAAAAATTATAGCTAATACTTTACCTATTACCTTTGATAATATATTTGAAATTGCTAACCAAATAGACAAGCTTATTGCTAGTGGTGTATTTGTTGGAAATGAAATTAGAAGAGAATTAGGTTTTGAAGAAAGTAAAGATCCATTAATGAATGAACATTTAGTTACTAAAAACTATCAAACTTTAAAACAGTTGAAAGAGGGTGTTAACTAATGAAGCTAAACAAAATTGAACATATTTTCTCAAGTATGAAGTCAGAAACATCAGATGAACATGTATTGGTTATTTCTGGAGCAATTGGTGAAGGTGGCTATTTTTACGAAGGTACGAGTGCAACTGACGTGAGAAAAGCGTTAGAAAACGTTAAAGCTAAGATGATAAGAATTAAATTAAACTCACCAGGTGGAAATGCATTCGATGGTTTAGAAATTTATAACTATCTAAAAGATTTAGACGCACATGTAATTGTCGAAGTAACTGCATTAGCTGCAAGTGCAGCATCTATTATTGCAATGGGTGCTGATGAAGTTATCATGAGAACGGGCTCTACAATGATGATTCATAACGCTTCAACTATAACATATGGTAATAAAGACGAAATGTTAAAAGTGCATGAGTATTTATCTAAGATTGATACTTCTATCATTGATGTATACAAAGAAAAAACTGGTTTGAGTACTGATGAAATTAAGGAGATGTTGAACAATGAAACATGGTTTACTGCATCTGAAGCGTTTGAAAAAGGTTTTGCAGACTCTTATGAAACGCAAACCAAAGAAGAAAAAGAAATTACAAGTTATTTAAATAGCAATTATTCTATATCTCAAAAGATAGATGTTGAAAATGAGATTAAAGAAATAAAAAATCAAATTTCAGAATTACAAAATCAAGAAGTGAAAGACAAATCAGTTAATGATAATCGTCTTAAATCACTTCTTTTTTAATACTAAAATATTGGAGGTTTTAATATGACGATTAAGTTTAATAAATCGGAAAAATTTGTAAATGCAAAAAAAGCATTTGTAGCATCATTAACGAATAGTGAATTAAGTGAGGAAAAGAGAGAGGAAATTGTTTCAGACTATGTACAAGCATTATCTGATGATGTAGTAACTACAATTCAAAACGATGTTAATACTCAAATTGCAGACAATGCTGTACTCGTATCACGTGGACAGTCAACGTTAACATCTGAAGAAGTGCGTTATTTTAACCAAGTAGCACAAGACGGATTGTTTAAAGAAGAAAAAGTATTACCAGTGACGTTTATCGATAAAGTATTTGAAAACTTAGTTAAAGAACACCCATTATTAAATGCTATTGGTGTAACAAATATGGGAGCAGTAACTGAAATTATTACTGTTGATCCAAGTGGTGCTGCAGTATGGGGTGATTTATTTGGAGATATTAAAGGACAAGTCAATGCTGCGTTTAGTAAAAAACGTTTTGACATTCTTAAATTAACTGCATTTGGTGCTATTCCAAAAGATATGCTTGATTTAGGGCCAAAGTATATTGCCGACTACATGGAAAAATTATTAGGTGAAGTTATGGCTACAGGTTTAGAAACTGGCTTCTTAAATGGTGGAGGGTCTACACAACATCAACCAATCGGATTAACAAAAGATGTAGCTGATAATGGTGGAGTATCAGACAAAACTTCATCTGGAACATTAACTTTTGAACCTGGTGCAACAGTAGTTAATGAAATTAAGGAAGTTAAAAAAGCATTATCTAAAAATGCTAAAGGAGTATCTAGAAAAGTAGATGGAAAAGTTACGCTTGTACTTAATCCATCAGATGTAGCTTCAGTAAGTGCGACATCAACAGTATTAACTGCGAATGGAACGTATGTGACAGTAATTCCTGGAAACATTGAAATTGTTGAATCGGAAGTAATGACAGAAGGTAAGGCGTTATTCTTTGTAAAAGGTCAATATGTTGCTGGAGCAGGAGGCAAAGCAAGTTTACAAGCTTATGATGAAGCATTAGCAATGGAAGATGCACGTTTATATATCATTAAACAATATGCGAATGGTTTACCATTAGACAACAAAGCAGCGTTAGTTTACGACTTAAATATTGCAACTCCAAAAACAACTGGTAGAAAAAACACATCATCATAAAAAATTAAGGTAGGTGATTTCATGTAATGTATATTCCAATTGATGTTTTAGAAAAATTAAAAAGTCGTTTGCATATTGTCAATTCTGAAAGTGATAGAAATTTAGAAGAAATGATTGAAGCATCTATTGTTAAATTACAAAATACATGTGGTGACTTTAATATTCAAGAAAATGCACAAGCTAGAGAATTAGTGTTTGAGCGTGTACGTTATGCATATAATGACGTATTAGAACATTTTGAAACGAATTTCTCACGTGAAATCACAGACTTGCAGATGCAATTGTTTTTTGAAAGAAGTGAACAAGATGAAAAAAATGAATCAAACGTACAATGACGGAATATTAGAGTTTAGAGAAAAAAGAGCAAAGTATGATAAATATCATACAGTCATTGGTACTTTTTCATACATGGTTTTTAAGTCATGGTATAGAAAGTTAGGTATTACTTCTGAAGAACAATATAGATCAATGCAAGTCGATACTATGGTAGTAATGAGAGTTGCGATACCTAGAATGAAATATTTGGAGCCTAGTATGAAAGTTGAAATTGATGGTAAGGAATATGGTATTTCACGCATTTATGAAAATTACAGTAAAAATGAAATTGAATTAAGTTTATATGAGGTGCATATATAATGAGCGTTAAAAGTAAAATTTTTGAAGCATTGCAACCTTTAAATATAGATATGGCGCACGGTTTTTCTTATCAAATGGAATTACCAAAAATCATTACTAATGTAGTTAGTCATAGAGCGATACGTTTATCGGATAAAAAGCATTTAAAACACGTTCGGTATCAAATAAGTTATTTTGACAAGATACCTAGAGACGTTGAAGATGACTTAATACTTAATTCAATTTCAGACGCATTAGAAAAAGCCAATTTAAATACAACTGAATGGATAGAAATCATTGAAACCGACGATGAAGTAGATGATACAATTTTTCATTACATCATTGAGGTATCTATTTGATGAGTGACGTATTTGGTTTTGATGAAGCTATACAAGATTTAGAACGATATTCATCACGAGCTAATAATATAAATGAAAAGGTGTATCAAGAAGGCATCAAAATGCGTGACGATGCACGTAATATCGCACGTGGATTAGGCTTATATAAAACTGGTAAAGGTGTCAGTGGTATTGATATTGAAAGAGTTTCTAATGGTGTTGAGATTGGTTGGTCAAATCGACCTAATTTTCATTTGTTTTTTCATGAGTTTGGCTTTCATGCTACTGGGCGTAAAAAAGGTAAAAGACGTACTTCACGATCAAGTAATGGTAAACGAAAGCGTAGGTATAAGACAGGTACAGTATACGTGCCACCTAAACCACATTTAAGACCTGCTTTCGATAGAGGTAAAGACAAATTTCAAAATAATATTAAAAAGTATATAGAAGGAGATTGATATTTATGGCAACAACTTTTGAAAAGAAAGCATTGTTAACAGGTATTGGTAATGGATTTTTCCAAGTAATGAAAACTGAAGAGACACCAACAACTGCACCTGTTTATGATGAGAAAGTATTTGAAGTACCGTCATTGGATAAATTAAAAACGAAACTTGAGTATAAATCAAAAGACATATACTTATCTAGTACATTACATAGTGTGTTAGGTAAGGCATCAAAAGCAACTATTTCATTAGACGCTGGTTATCTTCCAGATGGTTTTGAGGAAGAAGTTTCGGGTGCTACGAAATTAGCTGATGGCGTATATGGTATGGGTGGAAAAGGAACTAAAAAATATTTTAGATTTGCATTCCCTATCATTGATGAAAATGGTGAAAAGATTATTATTAACTTCCCTAAATGTCAAATACAACCAACAGACTTAAACGTTGAATCACAGGGCGAAGATAAAAAAGAACAAATGCAACAATTCGATATTATCGCTATGCCTTTAGCAACTGGTAAAGAAGAAGAATCAAACATTTATTACAAAGCAGACTTGCGCAAAAATAAAACATTAGATGAGCGTAAACTGTTAGAAACAGGTTTCTACAATAAAACTGTTTTGACTACATTAAATAAATCAGGTCAAACAGTGGAAACTGTAACAAGTGAATCGAATTCAGAAACATCAAGAACAACCGATAATTCTCGTTTATCTAGCTAATAAATTAAAGGAGTGAATATACTATGAGTATTTTCAAAACTAAATTAAAATCTTTCGTTTCAGACA